CCTAGTTGTCCACGTGGCCATTTTATTCTAAAGTCTGTATTCTCTGTTAGATCTTTTTCCATCAACTCTAATCTTGTTGAGTGTTGGTTTAATCTCTCTATCATTTGAAAATAGCCCATGGTGCCGAGGGCAACGATGACGATCAAAGAGGCAACCGTCTTCATTGGCATTTGCACAGCTGCCTCTTCAGATATGTTGAGTGGTTTATTGGACACTAGGCCCTCCACATAATGCTAGTACTACTAACATTACTATTAGTAAACCTGTTGCATAATAATTCATCCTGGCTATCTCCATAAATTATTTCCAAAAACAAATCCAAGATTTTAATTTTTTCCAAAATTTTTTAATCATGTTATCCTCCATTTTTTTATCTACAATACATGTAGGACATGGTAGTCCTCTTGTTCGGATACCACAGATCACACAAACGTTAGTTGGTTGTGCATATCTTATACTCATGTTTTTTTCTCCTCAATTTCGTAGAAGAAGTTATCAGTGTCTTCTGTTCTCCATTGACGAGTGTCTTCTACGTTCCACTCACTCGTTTGGACTTTCCAGTCAGGTATATTATCCTTGACTGTAAAAGATGGTATGTCCCATATAATTCTGTTATTTGGTTGTGCAGCATAATTACCATCATCTAATGCTAATATATGTGCGCACTTGTGTTCGTGCGGTATCTCCGAATGATCGGTGTCGACTATGTTACTCTCTGGATGTGCAAAGTCAACTGTAAATAAATATTTACCTGCGTGCCACTTTTTATCTTTTCCTATATATTTTCCAGCTTGTCCGTCTAGGATATCCCAAGAAGTAACAGCAGGATAATAACTAAAACAATTCCAGAGCTCCAGCTCATCAAGTCTACGTTTAGGAACTTCTTCCGGTTTAAAACCTCGCTGAATGAAGGCAGAAATCGGGAGACGATAGAAGACAGCGCCGTTTTCCATAATCGCATGAAATAGGATAGGCCTGCCCGTAATACTTGATATGCCGAAGATAACACAATCTTCAACTTCTCCATGATGTCTGGTAAGGTCATACAAATACTCCCTTCTTATTTGTGCATAAGTTACTGGTATGTTTGCATTTAAATAAGCCATAGTCAATCATTTTATACTGCCCCAATTAGGGCCCGATTCATAGTCTACCTTGTTTGGTATCTTTAAGTCAACTGCATTTTCCATTATGTCTTTTATTTTTGCAGCTTCTAAATCATTGGTCACTGATATATCAAGTTCATCATGCACTTGTATATGTGGTGTGATGCCCTCTTTCCATAAATCTAACATGGCTTTCTTTGTCATGTCGGCAGCACTACCTTGAATTAATTTATTTAAAGCTTTGTATGTAAATGCTCGTCTTGTTGCATTGTTATGCCAATAATTTTTCTTGCCTGTATCATTACCATTTTCATCTAGGAGTGTTGGTCCCATTTGTTGCAATTCCAACATTCTCTCATGATCTTCTGCAGGTACATACTTACCCCAGTCATCACCACGTAAGACAGGTTCATACTTTGGAAACCTGCAACGTCTGCCAAGTAAAGTTTTTATTTTACCTTTGGTTGAAGCTGCGTTCATTACTTTATTCATCAACTGTTTTACAAAAGGTACACGTGAGTGATATCTTTCTGAAAGAGCAGAGGCTTTGTCTTTTGATACACCTAACTCTGCTTGTAGTTTTGCTTTACCCATTCCATAAAACAATCCTAAATTAATTACTTTAGCTTGACTACGCGGTATCTCTGCCATCTCGGCTACGATCTGGTGAAAGTCTGTCTTAGGATTTGAATCATAAGAATCTGCAATTTGATTTACAGAAGATAAACCAAATCGTAATGCGTAGTGTGCAACAAGTCTTGGTTCCTGTTGCGAGTAATCAAAACATCCCCACTTCATGCCTTCTTCAGGTATGAATAAACTTCTAATTAATGGACCTGTATCTGGATCTCTTGCAGGTATTTGTTGTAAGTTTGGGTTTTGATATGAAAACCTACCGGTTACCGTACCGCCATCATCAGATCTAATTTGATTTATCTCCGCGTGTATTCTACCACAATGTTCATGTTTTAATATTGTATCTATAAAAGTTGTATTGACCTTGTTTATTTTTCTAGCCTGTGATATTAATTGAACTGTAGGATGTGGATGATTAGAAAGGAAATTTTTTGTAAATGAAGGTGACTGTGTTTTCTCAGTTTTATCGAAAGGCAAGTTTAATTTTTCAAAAACTTGTGCAATCGATCTTGCGGCCCATATCTGAGTGTCTACTCCTGTTTCTTTTTTCACTTGGTGTAATAGCAATTCTTCTTTGGTGGTCAATTCTTTTTTTAATTGATTCGCTGCTTCAACGTCTACCCGCACCCCTAGGAAACGCATATCAACTAAACAAGGAAAAAGATCCGTCTCAAGATTAAAAATATCTTGTATGTCTTCTTCAACAATTAATTTTTTTACGTGCTGCCAAAGTTCAAAAGTTAACTCTGCATCTTTTTCAGCGTAAGCTCCAACTTCACTTGCAGGTAACTGCCACATGTCAGCCTTTGCATCTAGTCCTCTTTGCTTTGCAGCTTCGGTAAGTGACTTTTCATTTTTACCTTTGTTTAAAAAATGCCATGACAAAGTATTGAGTGTGTACGAAAATCTATTTTCGTCTAGGAGTGAACATGCAACCATCGTATCTACCACTAAACCATTGATATTTAAGCCTAATTTACGTATCCAACATACGTCGTACATAGCGTTATGAAAAATTTTTGTAGCAGGGCAATTTAAAATATCTTTGAACCACTCTAAAGTTTTATCTCGATTAGAGTTTGGTCCTTCAGCATGAGCGATAGGAAAATACCACGAATCACTTTCAACAGCTACAGCTATTCCAACAACTTCTCCTCGTCCTACTACTGCACCTGATCCTAATGATTTTAAATCTGTATCTTTAGTTTCTAAGTCTATAGCTATCTCAGGGTAGTCTCTAAGATCTGGATATTCTGTATGCATTACCCATTCAGTCTGAGCTTGCATGTAACTTGGTAGCTTCATATTTTTTCCTTCCGTTTACCTGACGTTCGTCAGTTTCTTGAGCATACTTTTTAGCTTGTTGATAACACTCTTTAGCTTGTTTTTTAAATCCATTTTTTTCTAACCACTCTGCGTGAATGGTTAATATATTATTACCGTTTTCCATCTTTCATTTTAAGTAGTTCGAGTTGACAATAGTGTATTATTTTTTTGATGTCTTCTACACCCCCTTTGCGTTTATATCTGCAAACGTATTTTATAACGTTCCCCTGAAAAAACGATAAATCATTTTTTGAAATAAACTCGTAAGGTTGAATAGGAAACTTGGTATAGTGATTCCCCCCAACCTGAGTATATTGTGGAAACGCTTCATCCAATATATTTTTATCCGTCATAGTTTATATTCCTTTATTACTTTTTTAGCTTTTAATTTATATAGATTATTTCTTGCTCTCGAAATGCCCACATACCACACTCTATGCTCTTCATCCTGTTTGTCAACACTTTGTTTGATTCCTTTCTGAACTTTACTGCTTTGATGCAGAGATAAAATTACATTATCTTCTTCACCACCTTTTGCTGCGTGAATTGTTGAAACAAATATTCTTGCTTTCCCACTTAATTTTTCACCTGCTGCTAACATATTTCTTATGTATAAAACTTCTTTGTGTGGAGCTGCAGTAAATACATCATACCATTCTTTATCTTTATTCCAAAACTTTGCGTTAGGTATGTAATCTCGTATATCGTTTATCTCTGAAGTTTCTAATGCTTCCTCTGTTTTCCATTTTGTGTAAGCTACTGCAGCGTTATAGATTCCAACTATGAAACTTTTACCTTTGTTACTTTGATAATATAAATTTTTACGTCGAAGTTCTTCCATAATTGTTAGCAAATTATTTTTAGTCCTAGATAAAATTAACCATTTACCTTCTTGTAAATTAACTTGACCTAAATTATTTATGTGTTGGGCCGATCCTTCTACAGGTCTAGGTAAATATTTTT